CGCGGGAGCCACGGCCCACAGTCGCGCACAGGCCAGAATCAGTCTACTTTGCAAATCTCAGCATGGCGGTCAAATAACCGATTACTGAAAACAGTCCCGAAATTAAAAAGGTCGCCCATAACGGCAACCGGTAGTTTAGCGCCTTTCTAATATCATTTACTGCGTCCCATAAGTCTTGTTGCCCCTTTTTCAGATTATCAATCTCTGTCAGACAACCGGAATGCTCATTACATACATTGTTCATCATGACCGCCTCCTTTTGATAGTAAAATAAAAAGAAGCCCTATGGCTTCTTCCGCTTCTTCTGCTCAGCCATCTTTGCTTCCTTTTCAGCCTTGCGTTGCTCATATTTTGTTGCAATAGCCTCAATTACTGCACGGTCAGGATCAGTGGCCTTTAGCATCTTCATGACAGCTCTTGCCAACAGGGCCAGCTCCTCTGCTTCTTCAATCTCCGTCTGCAGCTCTGCCTCAGAAGGGACAACATAAAAAACATCATTTTCCTTGTCATGTTCTATTCGCGCCACTTTTACCCCTCCTTACAACAGGTGAATCCCATACCGCTTCAATTCAGGTGTTGCAGCCTCGTATCCGGTATTAAATAAGTCCCAATATGCCGTCAGACTTGTTCCAGGATAAGTAATATTAGCAAGTTCATAAGTGTACTCTGTATAAGTAGCGTCAAGCGGGTCACTCCTACTGCTAACCAGTGTAGGTGTTTCAAAGTTAGTGCCACCGTTCAGGCTAAGCCGCGGAGCTGATACAGTTAGGTTCGTTCCGGTCTTGGTGCTGTAATACAGCTTAACTTTTGACGGCGTAAAAGTAAGAGTTTTAGCAGCGATCCTCAAACGCTTATTGTTTGCATACTCTGTTGCAGAATCAATTCGGAGAGACGCGTTCGCATCACTAAAAGTTGACCATGCTGAGCCAGTCCAGTATTTGGATTCTAAATACCAACTGGGTTTAGTACCAACCCCTACTCCCGGATATACATTAGTGCCGGTTTGAGTGAACACAAAATAATATTGCGTTCCAGCAGCTAGCTTTTTTCTGTTGCTCCCACTAAAAGGGAGAGTAAACTCAATAATGCCACTAGTATTCCAACTGACGGTATCAGTTGTAGCAACTATCGTCCCTGTATCGGGATTTCCAGTTTTGACTTCACATTTTATCGTACCGCTATAGTTTGGTGGAGTGTTTACAGAGAGTGGGAAATAAACTGCAACCAAAATAAATGCTGCTGAAAAGCTTGCCATTACATACCATTTAGTCGGCTGGTATACATAAGAGTTTGAAGAATTGAAATTATGCAGTCCAGTAACCCCATTTGCCAAGACAGGGAGAATAACCCTTTTACCCGTTGTATCAACCTGAGCTGTAGTTTGTGCTATATCTACCCTATCCGTATTCTGAAATCCGTCGTAGGTGAAAGCCAATAGACCTGCTATATCCGGCCCGCTAAAATGCCCGGAATAGTACAGAGCCAGCCTGTCCCGGTATGCTTCATAAACTAACCGCTCCACCTCAGCTAAGGCTTGATCATACTGCGTCTCCAGGTTATTCAACTTAGCCGCAGTAATAATGTCTCCTGTTAGCCAATTTGTTTTTGTATATGGCAATCAACTCACCCCCTAACTAAGCGTATATTGCCAACTCACAGTCTTTGTCTGCGTGCTTGTCTTAACCTGATTGAGCAGGGCCCGACTGAAAATAACACCGGTTTCTGCTGTTCCGGAGGCTGTTGAATCACCACAAATCACGACCTCCTGCCAGGTGAAGTTTGCTTCGCTGGCAGCAATAAAAGTGTCGCAGTACAAGCTGGAATTATCGTAAGCAAAAGATGTTATGAGTTTCCGGAAGGATTCTGACACATCGGTCCAGTCATCGTCCATGGCCGGTGGTGTGGCGTTTGTACCTATAGCCAGATATTTCAACCCAACAGTTGTATCGCCTTTGAGCAGCCGGAATATAAGCTGCCGCCCGGAAGTGATGACCATATTTTCAACTACTTCGGTTTCGGCAGCAGGGATAACCTCCGCGATCTGGCCAGCTGTCATACCCAAAGAAAAAAGCCGCTGTATCTCCGCTTCATGCGACTTATCATGAGTCCGGATTATCACCCGGCCTTTTATCGTCATATTATCATTTATCATCTCATCACCCCACGTCCGCGAAACCTACCCGGGCGTAGCCCACCTGGAAGGTCCCGCTGTTTTGAGTGGTTGCACTTACCTGGTCCGTTAAAGTCAAAATCTCTGTTATTATCAGCGGAGGGATAACGGAAACCGTATCGGTCAGCCGCAGATTTTCCAGCAGATTTAAAATCTGCTCCACCGGACCGTCCTGCTCGAACTGCTCCTGCAGCCGTTTGATTGAGTTCCTGATTTCCTTGAGCACTAACCGGGTGTCAAAGTCATTTTCCAACTGGAGGGTTTGCTTGTATTCGCGGGGGCTGCTGGAGTGAGTGACCTGTGATATTTTATAGTTCCCGTTTACATTAAGATCTGGAATATTAATGCTTACCAATTCCCCAGCTCGGAACATCCCTTCAAGTGGTTCAATGCTGCCAGTAGGCAGCGGGTTTGAATACTTTGCCAAATGCTGCATACCCTTCAATTTGACCAGGTCTTTATCGTCAGACTGGACGTCCAGCTTGTCTTCGAATACGCCATATTTCACCTGGGAAATTTTATCTTCAAGCAAGATTAATATGGGGTATTCATATTGATAAGTGATGTCCAGGGTATCGGTAGACTGCAGGACAGGCTGGCCAGAATCATGCTTTACGAACTTCTCTTGGTAGTTTACATAAAAATCCTTGCCTGTATCGATATTATCAACCCCGACGGTTTTTGCTACACCGTTAACTGTTACCGACACGTTGGATGGTTTGTATCCAAGATTAAAGATTCGCCGCACACCGTCACCTTTGAAAGTCTCCGTGTATGGCTCGGACAATCCCATGCCGCCCCGGACATAAAGCTTATTGATTATACGCGGGTCTTCGGTGAATTGAGCCGACCCGCGCCGGTAATTGCCTTTTGTTTGGCTGAGAGTAACCGGATTAATCCGCGTTACCGGGTCGAAGAAGTTCAGGTCCAGGTTGGTGTCGATATAGAATTCCCAGCCTTCAATGCTGGCCAGGAATTCCAGCACGTCAAACAGGTATTCGCGGTTGAACTTCTTTTTAATTGTAGTGGTGGTAGCCTGAACCTTTGTTGTAGTGGCCCATGGTACATACTTTGCGAACAGGTCTTTCACGATGTAGTCGATGGTCTGACCATCGTAGCTTTCCGTAACTATGATGTACTGTAGCTTTCCGGTGTAATCCACACCGGAGAACTCTGTTGTCCTGGTCCGGGCGTCCAGTTGCTTTCCCGGTACGTTGAGCCAGCCGCGCATTGTCTGCGGTGGGTTATCTCCCCGCCCTTGCCATATTTTTACGTCGGAACCTTTCGGGAACCGGTCGATGAAATTACCATCGAAGGCCTCAACCACAAACCGGAACGAAGAAATACGGCTTGTAGCCGCATCCTGTACATTGCAGTCTTTAAACGCTTTAAAGGTATGTGTATCTGTGCCGGCCGGGTTGGTGATGGTGATTATTGTTTTGCCCCTTGCCATCAGAACGACCCCCCGGTACTGTTGAAATAGTCGCGGGCGATTTGCTGGCTGATGCGCCTCGCCAGTCGTTCTTCATCAACGCTGTTGGCGAGATAGTTGCCGGTAACAAGGACAGAAATGCTGGCGCCGCCACCAACAGGAACGCCAGCCAATGCCGCCCGACTAAACGAGACACCGCCGGTAAAATTCATGAGTTCGGCCATATCTGCCATTGTTGTAGCCAGCTGTGGCCGATAGCTTTCCAGTCCTTCTATAAACATCTTCATGAAATTAGGCGCCCACCTGTCGGCATAACGGCCAGCACCTTTTTTGGCAGGGCTTTCAAATCCGAGAAAATCTTTTATTGAGTCCGAAATTTCTTTAAGGGTATCTATAAAAGTAGCTATTTTTGCCTTGATCCCATCGATGAAGTTTTGAATCAAGTTTTTGCCCCAATCCCAAGCGGCACCCACGGTCCGGTCAAAGATACCTTTAATTTCATTTGCAATACCGGATACGGTTTCCTTGACCGCCGTAAATTTTTCGCTGACAGTCTTCTTGATATTTTCCCATACCTTCTCGGTAGTGGTCTTGATTTTATCCCAGTTCTGCACAACGTACGTAACTAAAACAGCAACTGGACCAAAGGCCCATTTGAGTTGGTCCCAGTACTGGACGAAAAAGTCTTTAATTGAGTTCCATATTTCGGCGGTCTTTGCCTTGATTTCGTCCCAGTGACCAATGACATAGGCCGGGATAAGCCCGAGGCCACCGGTGAAAACTGTCAATAGTAAAGGCCACCACTTTTCGAAGAAGGCTTTTATACCGTCCCATATTTCGGATGTTTTGGTTTTAATAGACTCCCAGGCACCGACCACCGCTTCGGCGATAGTATCCTTTATTCCCTGCCAAATTTGGGCCGCCTTGGTTTTAATTTCATCCCAGTTTTGATACAAAGCAACCCCTGCTGCTACCAATGCACCTATGGCCGTGACAGTTAAGCCAATTGGATTAGCAAGGCCTCCGATGATGGTCATGGCAGCTGAAATGGCCTGAAATGAAGCAACTGCTGCACCTATACCTATAAGCACCGGCTGAATGGCATCCCAATTTTCAATTACCCAGCCGCCGACTTTAATCACAGCGGCTCCAACCTTCTCCAGGACGTTTAAAAAAGAGGTCATGATTTCCTGACCTCTTTTAATCCATTCATCAAGCCTGCCGGATTTTTTTAATTCTTCAAACGCCTTCATGGCGTCCTGTAACTTTTCTTTAAGCCGGTCAAATAGCGGACCGGTAATATCTTTTAGAACCATTTTGAAGTAGTCTTTGGCGGTAGATAACAACCCCAACAGAGACGAAGATTGTTTCTCCATCATGTTCGGGAACCGTTCGTTAAGGCCTTCGACTATCGCTTTGATTGCTGCGTCAGACTTAATGCCTTCCTTGCCTATATTGGCCACCTGTTCAGCTGTCAGGCCCAGTTTTTCTTTGAGTATTTCATAAACAGGTATTCCCTGTTCAGCCAGTTGGAGCAACTCCTCGGCCTGTACCCGGCCTTTGGTCTGCATCTGTCCGAGGGCCATAGTTACCCGGTCAATCATTTCTTTTCCACCGCCGAGAGCAGACACAGCATTCCCAACGGCCGTCAGGGTGGGAATTACTTGATTGGCTTCGAAACCTAAAGCCATAAATTTCTTTGCCGCGCCTGTTACATCATCAAACTCAAAAGGGGTTTTTGCCGCAAACATCTGTAGTTCTTTCAGAAATGCATTTGCTTTCTGAGCGGAGCCCAGCATCGTTTCAAACCCGATCCGGAGTTGCTCATATTCCGCATTTGCTTTAACGCCGGCCACTGCCGCACCGCCGAGGGCGGTTCCGATAGCTGCCCCAGCAGCTATAACCGCTTGGGTCAAACGGTCAAACACCGGCGCTGCACGGTCGATGTTTGATTGAAACCGGTCTATGCTTTGCTGTGCATTCACCAATCCCCGGGTAAATCCAGATATATCTGCCCCTATTTTAACCAGCAGTTCGCCAATAGTTTCTGCCAAAGAAACCCACCCCCTTTTTTACAGGATGTCGTCTATAAAAGTCTCTTCTTTTTCCTTGCCACTAAACCGCCTGTGCTGGCGCAAAAGAATGTCCAGCTTCCTAAAAGTGCTACGCCAAAATTCACGCTCACTCAAGCCCAAAACCATCCGCCCAATGTAATAAAGGCCTTCCCAATCAATTTCTCGGGAGGCCTCTATTCTTGAGCGAGCGTCTTCGTAGGGTCCTCTGACGGTAAAGGCATGGCGTTTTTAAATGCTTCCATAACCTTTTCTGTAACCTCGCCTAAGTTTTCAAGTGTTACAACCCGGGCAACTTTTTTAATACTGATGTTTCCGCTTTCATCTTCGAAGTCGCCGGATTCGTCGCTGGCAAGCGCGGCTGCCGTCAATATCCTGATCGTTTTTAAGTTTGGTTTTTGGTCAAATAAAGCCCTTGCACCTTCGATGCTTCCGTAGAGATCCTCCAGGACACAGAAAGCATTTAAGTCAAACAATAATTCTCTTTGCTTGCCGCCAAGGTTTATAGTAACTGGTTTTGGATTGATATCCCGTGCTTTAACCATAAAATTAAAACTCCACCTCTCAGTATTTATTCACCAGGCCAAATATGGTAAAATTAAGTAAAACTTTTAAAAGGAGTGATGTAATTTGAAAAAGTTTTTTGCAGGATTATTGGCGGGTTTAATTGTTGCAATGTCCGGTGTAGCTATCGCCGCTGAGTCCGTTAAAATTTTTGTTAACGGCAAAGAAATCAAGTCTGATGTACCGCCACAAATCATTAACAACAGAACCATGGTGCCAATAAGGGTTGTTAGTGAAACCCTTGGCGCTACGGTAAACTGGGACGGGGCAACCAGGTCGGTATATATTACCGCTCCATGGCTAAAATCTAACGAACAGGATAATGCAGCCGCCGGCAATCAGGTTACCGGAGGAAATGTGCAGGTAACTGTCACAAAAACCGAACGGTCTGCCGGGGACGAATTTAACACTCCAAAAGCAGAAAAGGAATACTTAATAGTTCATCTGACACTAAAAAATGTAGGCACTGTTAAAGCCCATTACAATCCTCTGGATTTTAAGATCAAAGACAGCAACGGCAATATCACTGAAAAGGATTTTAATACTGTCGACAAAGACACAGCGCTCTCCTATGGCGAATTAGCACCGGGAGGAACGGTCAGTGGTACCGTTGTTTTTGAAGTACCCAAAAACGATTCTAATCTGACTTTGATTTATGAGTATGAGTACAATAAAGAAGTCAGTTTAAAGTTAAACAGTTAGCCAAGTGATTTTACGGGGCCGAATAACCGGCCCCGTTTTTATTAAGCGGTGGTAAACTTGGTTACACTGTTTGCAGCCATAGCGTTTCCGGTCATGTCCTTGACGCCGGAAGTGACCACGGCCCGATATGCGGTGGCAGCTGCCAGGTTTGCAGATGGTGTAAAGGTTACCCGTTTGTTCACGCTATCATAGGCCAAGGTACCGGCCACAATTGAACCATCGGAATCTTTGAATACAAAGAAATTGTCTGCAGTGACACAGTTAGGCTGGATTTCTTCAGAGAAAGTCCACTGAACTGTTGTGGTGACAACTACGTTAGTAGCATTGTTGGCCGGCGAAACAGAGGATACAGTCGGCGGGGTGGTATCAAGGGTGCCCTCAACTGCATCAAGCCATGTATCGTCGCCAATGTCCTTTTTGTGATACACTGATTTATCATAAGTACGGGAAATTGCGATACCTTCAATTTCCACAGGGGAGCCCTTATCGTTCTCGCCTTGGGTTTTGTACCCCTCTTTTACCTTGGTCACCCGTACCTTCAGGAACTTAAATCTTCTGTATGTGCCGTCTGACTTCAGCGCTCTGCCCATGATAGCAATATATGGCGGTATGTCGCTGGACTTGTAAGTGTAAACACCCGTGCCGGAATTGTAAGTGCCGCCCTCTAGCTTCGGCAGCAAGTCCAAGGGACACTCCGCAAGTGTCAACTTTACTTTCGCGTTTTCAAAATTTGAATCTGTCTCATACGGGCCATCATCAGCGTAAATAGTTGTCTCTTTTACGCTGGGGTCGATATCCAACTCCTGTGCTCCCGTTACCGCTACAGGGGCTTCATAAGCGACCCCGGAAACGGTATCGCTGGTTAACAAAGCAATTCTGCACCCGCTAAAACCTTTTATCCTTGGCATTTGAAAATCACTCTCCTTTCAGAATTAGGCTATCTTCCGATAGCGAGTTGTTTTATGATGAACGCCGGTATCCGGTTCATAAAGATCGCCGGCGTATTCTCTGATATAACCTAATTGTTTCATCAAAAAATCCACCCGCTCAAAAATGGCTGTGGTGGAACCTTTTGCCCATATGTCGATAACCATCACAACTTCAGTGCTTATTGCCACATCGTCAGCAAAACCTGCATCGGTGTTATTTAGTTCATAATAAGTGATATAGGGACACGGCGTATTGTCCGGAGCAAAGTAAAAATAGATACGCTTGCCACCAAGCAAACTGGTTAATGTCACATCATTTTCTAATGTGCTGACTAAAGCTGTTTTATGATTGGTCATGGTCCCAGCTCCCTTTTTATAACATCTCTAATTACCTGTTCTGCTTTACGCTTATTAGCTTCAAATGCCGGCATCAGATAAGGTTTAGGGGCCATTTTTGATGTGCCGAGTTCTACGAATCGTCCGTACCATGCTTTTTTGTTAGGACCAACATTAACAACAGCCTTGGTTCGGCTTTTTTCAGCAGTCTCAGTGACAATGTTTTTCGCCAAATTGCCTGTTCGGCGCGGAGCGCGCCGACTGGCATCCTCACGGACAATTTCCGCCCCAGCCAGGGCCGCTTTTTCCAGGGTTGCGCCGGCAATACTATCCTCTAATTGCTTGAATTTTTGTAACAACTCTTTGGCTCCTCGCAATCTTATTTCTGCCACTATATCACCTCCTTGCACATCAGACGCAGTTCTGTTTTTCGTTCATCCGGAATGATGCTTTTAATATCAAAAATACGTGTACCATATTTGACTCGCATGTTACTGTTAAGGCCTTCGCGGTAGCGGATTGTAATTTCTGTTGTCACTTCGGCTTGCACCTGCTGTGCTGCGAAGTATTCCCGACCGGATAGGTCGCGTACTCTTGCCCAGACGGCAAACACATCAGCCCAGTTTTCAACAGGAATTCCTTCTGTGTCTGTACTGGTGCCGTTGTTTTGTTGGAACATGACCCTATGTCTTAATTCTCCTGCTCTAACCATTAGAACATCACCACCCTGTCAAACCAAAGAAGCGAGTGCACCGCAAACTCAATTTCCTTCGATATGCTACCCGTTAACACCGCTTCCCGGTTCTCATACCAATGCCCTATCAAAAGCCGCATAGCCTGTATAACATTTTCAGGCACATAACTACCATCAGCACCGTATCCGGCAGTGAACGTAATGAGTACCCCGTTCGCCGGTCGCAGGGTGATTGACGGCCATGATTTTCCGTAAGCCAAAACCAGTCGGCCAGGTTCGTTCTTCGTGTCAACAAAATAATCAGTTGCCGGCATAGTGTATTCGGTGTCATCCGTGCCATAATATTTGACTGAACTTACGGATTGCAGGGGAGGATAAGGAATATTTATGCGATCTTTTTCCGGCCAGGCGTCAAGCCATAATTCCCGGGACCGGGTAATATAAGTCCTGTTCTGGAAGTTTTCGCAGTAGATTCTGGCCGCCTTGATGATTGAGAGGATGTCGGCATCCTCATCAGTTGTGTCGACCCGCAAATGCGACTTTGCTTCTGCCAGAGATATAGGTTCATTGCTTATGATTACCCCAAAATCAGGCATAAAAAATCACTTCCCTTTATGGCACGGTGTACTCTTTGGTCATTACGCTGCCCTGGTACTCATAAAAGAGCACATAAGTAGAGCCGGATACTAGGTACAGCGTCCCATCGCCGGCTGCGTCGGTCGTAATCTGTCCTTTGATATGGTTAAGGTCTGTCTTTAAGTATGCTCTCACCGTTACCCCAGCCAAGGGAACACCGTTCAGCTTAGCCAGGTAGTCGGCGCCCATGTCGCTCAGTTTCTTCGCCACGGTACCGGAGCCTTTATCGAGGTCTTTGACCTTGGTAAGAATTGTTGTTCCCTCAACAGATGGGTCGCCAATGTCGGACTGAATCGCGGCAACCGCGTCAATTATCGCCTGCACCTCTGTGTCGACTTTAGCATAGATATTGGCAATTGTTGCGTTGTCCGGGGCAATGTAATCCGTTGCGGCCAGCCTTGTATTCACCTGCGTATTCGACGCAGGGTCAGCAGGCAGATTGTCCGTTTTGGCTTTGACAGCCTGCACGGTAGCCTCGTTTGCCGGGCTTGCCGGCAGATTATCCGTTTTCGCCTTAATTGCCCCTGTATCCGTTTTCACTGCGGCAACGTCGGCAGATACGCTTGCGCCCGCCGGAGTGCCCAGCCGCCCCATCACGTCGGCCTCGGTATTGGCAATAATCCGGAACGCCAACACCGTACCGACCGTCTTTGACGTTGTTACCGTGCCTCTCAGTGATACCAAATACAAGCCTGGTTGAAGTCCTGTTGTATTAATTGTTCCGCCGAAAAGGCCGGTAGTGTTGTCCAATTTGGCCGGTGTGGTCAATGCCGACCAAGTGCCGTCAGCGTTCCTGATTTTCGCGGAAGGAGATGTTGGGTCTTCGGCGTTGCCCTGGTCATTATGAAACGTCTCTGCATACGGGACTATTTCACCCGCCTTAAATTGGCCCAAGAAAATCATGCTATTAACCTCCTTCCAAGGGCATTGATAGAACCGAACACGGAAGCACCAACCGTACTTGCCGATTCGGTATAGTCGATGATAAATTGTGGTCTAAAACTTGCTGTGGTGTAGTCGCTGGAAAAATATCCTATTTGATTAGTAGCAGATGTGTCGTTTGTTTCATAGGCCAACCCGTAACCGTTATAGTTTTGATAATAATGCGTAATATCTCGGCTTAGGTTAATTCTTGATAAAGTTAATTCTGCAAAAATTGTGCCCAATAAGGGAGCTGTATTCCACGTAACACTTTCATTCCAGTCAGAAGCAATTAACCTCTCTTTGATTTTTGCGCTAATATTACTTACACCTGTATTACATACTAAATTCATGGTTGCCGCAACAACCTGATTTGCCTGCACACCATCAGGTAATGGAGGTTTAATCAGGGTTGTCCTCCAACTTGAAGTAGCATATCCCATTAAAAAATATGTCCAACTACCTTGGCTAGAATCAGGACTTGAAGAAACTATAAAAGTATCTATACCACCTGCCGGGTCAGGCTGCAACGTCGTCGTCGGGTCTACCACTACCGGATAAACCGCACTGCTCAGCCAGCCTGCGTCAGGCGTTATAACCACGTTCGCCCCGTCATAAGACAATGCCGCAGGGCCAATTTCGCCGTTAGCGTCTACAGCATACGGCGGCTTGATTCGGCCCACGGGTTCGCCCTTGCTGTAGAACACCAACGCATTGCCTTCCTTTGCCGCAGTGCAACCTGTCAAGGTAACAGGGAAGCTGAAACTTGCCGGGTGGCCCGGCTGTTTCAGGATGATGTCACCTTTTATGCCCTCCGGGAAGGCGGTGTATTTTAAGTCGCAGTATTGCCAAACATTGACAAAAGTCATTATATTGCCGCTTACATTGGGTTCAATGTTTGGCAGGTCGTATTCGACGGAAACGCCCTTCAGGAACCCGAACCGCAGGGCCTTTTTCTTGGACTTGCTAAACAGCCGCAGGTTGTGGTCAGCCTTTTTGACCTTGTGGCCGAATATCTGGCCTTTATTGTCAAGAGTAGAATCATACTCCCAATTGCCAACGAAGTCCTCGAATCTGCCGGTGTTCGGGTCAAAATAGTGCTGGCCTTTTTGGATAACGGTGCGATATATCTTTCTGCCTTGCTTGTCTGTCTGGCCGGTGTCAAACAGTTTTGCGTGCCGGCCAAGTTTTGCGATTTCAATCACAGGGGTTCACCCCTCGGTATCTCTTGAATAATTTAAGCCCCCTGCAGGAGTCGAACCTGCTATCACCACCTGGGGGCATGAAAAGGAAGGGGGTAAGCCCTCCTTTATTTGTTTTTGGATTTTGGTTTACTCTTGGTTGTGGCTTCTGGTATAACAGCCTTTTCCAGCGGTTCAATGGTAGCAGTTTCAACCGGTGCCTTTTCGGGCACGGCGAACCCGGCAGCAATCAACCTAGCCGCCTCGGCATTGTCTACCTCAATTATCTGACCAGTCTCGCGCATAGTCGGTCCGGCCATAGAAACAAGCATCTTAATACGCATTTTAAATCACCTGCCTATACCGGCGCAGAATAGGGCCGCCCGCGTACTACGAAAGCGCCATAAACGCCGCCGGTAGTCGCGCTGGTTACCGTTACAGACACCCGGATATAGCGCTTTTTACCTTTGTACCCGATTTCGTAGACTTTATTGTCGTCAGTAGCACCTACCGCTGGTTCTGTGCCGTGAAGGTCGCTGTCGGCCACTGCTGTAAAAGTCGTGTTATCATCAGATTCCTGCACTTCAAAGGTGTGAGTGCCATCTGTTATTGCACCAGTTATAATATATACAGCTGCGGAATGAAACCCCGCAAGGTCAACTCCAGTACCGGTTGTGTTTGCAGTTCTGGCAGCAGGGGTCAAAGACTGTTCGATGCTCAGTCTGCTGGAGAGTTGTCTGTTTGACATGTTCAAACCTCCTTATAAATCAGGTGCCCGGAGTTATTCCGGGCACCATTAATCGAAATGAAATTAAGCCGCCGGATGCACCAGTGCCTTTACGGCCTCAGGCAGTACCAACACGCCATCCACCCGCTGGTAAGCGCGGAAGCCTACATGACCGGTGGTAGCGTACAACTCATTCAGCCGCTGGAACACCCGACCCTGGCGGTCAGCGATCCAGTAGTAGCTGAAATCGCCAAAGGCTATAGGCTTATTGTTAGCACCAATAAGCGGCATAGCAGCAGATACAGCTACCGGACGCCCGAGCAGACGATCCGGCTCTCCGCTCTGCAGGCCGGGCTGCCAGATGTACTGACCGTCGGTATCCTTCAGCTTGCGGATAGCCTTCACAGTACTGTCGTTCATCAGCCAGCTAGCCCGTGCACGATAGGGACGCTTCAGGCTGTGGAACAGGTCGATTAACTCGTCGGCAGCGATAGCAGTCGCAGATGCAGCGGTCACGCCAATCTGGGCGTCTAGAATCACGCCACGCGGCTTCCCAACTCCGTCGCCAGCCACCAGCGCATCTTCTTCCTTCACCCCGGCCCGGCGGGCGAACTCCCGGGCGGTATAGGCTTCCAGGTCGAAGGCCGAATCCTGCAGCAGCTCTTCGCTGATCTTCATCAGCACAGTCAGCTTGTGCGCGGACAGTAACTTCTGACCGAATGCATCGTCAGACTCGGTATAGTTGCCTTCTTCAGCCGTCCAGTAAGCCTGCCCATGCGAGGCCACAACGGGAATCTGACGGTCGCTGGAACTCGTAATGACGGTCGCCAGGGAACGCATAACGTTTTCTTCCATCAGCATGTCCACTACGCGGCGCTCGAACTCTGTGGGCACCAAGAACCCACCGGCAGCGTCAGTGCCAACGGTCAGCGCACGGTATTCCTCGGCGGTAAGGGCCTGCTTGCCGTGGCGGAATTGCTGCCAGTAGGCAGAACGATATTCTTTTGTCGCACACGGGTTATCATCCCTTGTTTCATTGTCGCCGGGTTGTTCCTTCCCGCCAGCAATAGTGCCCCGGGACTGGGCAAGCTCTTTTTCAAGCCGTTGCTGGCGTTCTTCACGCTCAATCTGGTTACCCAGTTTGTCCACGTCGGCCATAATACGTTCATATTGTTCATTTTCCTCGGCGGTAAGGTCCCGCTTTTCGTCCTCCGCCCTGTTAAGTAACTCCCGGGCCTGTTGTACAAGGGCGGCCCGATTCTGACGCATTTCTAAGATTTTGTCCATTGCGATTCCTCCTTGTTTCTGGCAACAAAAAACCGCCCGTTTTTAGGCGGCCGTTACCGTTATGTGGTTTTTTTAGATGATTTCCTTTTCAGCTATCTCCAGTCGCTTGCGTTTCAGAACCAGGCCAGCCAGGGCCTTGTCCTCGCTTGCATCCGCCGACTGGGCAGCCAGACCCGGGTCAGCGGGGAGATAGTTGCGTAGTATACTTAACAGCGATCGTACCTGTACGTCCGTCGCTGTGTAAGCCGGGAATGTCACAGGCGAGACATCGAACAGTCTGACTTCTTTTAACACACGAATTGGATTATTAGCGTCGCCTTCCCACTCTTCCTTGATCACCTGAAAACCGAAGGACATTTGATCCACATCACCGCGCTTAATGCTCTCCATCAGGTCACGCGCCCAGACAGTGTTGGGAGGCGTAATCTCGACGGCCAAACCCTTGTCATCCTCGGCAAGTTTAAGAGTACCACTCTTAGTCCGTCCCAGGACAAAGTTCGGGTCATGATTCCATAGAGCACGGACGTCCGCCTCTTGGATCGTCTTGGCGAAGGCGCCGGGTGCGATCTTCTCGCGGAAAAACCCCAAGTCTTCCGATAGCGAATTAAACACCGCCGCATGACCGACAATCTTCAGCGGCTCGCTGTCCCCTTCGCCTGCCCTGACTTCGACGCCTGCAAGCGGGAAGGCCCGATACTCCATTTTCCCGCTACGTCCACGCATCATTAGTTCAGGTGGCTCCATGTCGGCATCCATCATGTGTGTCGCCAGGTGGCGGTGTACGCCTGGGCGGTCTTCGTCCGGGATGTCCGCCCCGCCACGGGCACCATTGAGTACCGCGATCCCGGCGATGCAACCACGAATATTGGCCGCACCAATATTACCATCACTGTCTACTTCGTGGTGCGGGAATTTATACGCTGATTTGGTATCCGGATTCGCATCGGGGTCTACCCAGGCGAACATCTTTTTGTAGTAAGCCTCCGTCTCATCGTTTTTTAGTCGTGCAACGTTACCCGGCCCATCCCACGGCTCGTCGGTTGTGGGCGTATGGTGAATCGGCAACGCTTTGCGAAATTCAATTTTCACATGTATCCCTCCTTAACTTGAAGCTATTATCTGGCAATCGCATCCTTCATGAGCCGGGGGATGGTGAATCTTCACATTTGTTGTAAGCGGCCTGTCTGCCCCGTCGGGCTTGAACTCAATGCCCGGCTCCAAGAATGGCGACTCTAACCCGACTATCCTGCCGTTCAAATCGCGGCAATATGGACAAGCAGGGTTAAATGTTACCCACCTGACCCGGCGGATGCCATTAAGTTTGTAGGTCATGAACGCAACCGCACCTGCAAGCTGCACCGTCTCAGCCATTGCAATTTTGCCGGGCCTGCGTTCCTTCCACTCCTCAAGCCGCTGTTGGATAGCCTCCAACTCATCCTGCCCGACCTGCACCGCCTCACGCAACACCTGTCGGAGCTGGCCCAAGGAAGAACCGGCGTGCAAAGCTACGTGTGATGCTAGGTATGCCCGGACAAACTCCTCAAGCTCTGGTGTCATGCCAGGCATAGAGCCTATTTCTTCTACAACTGCCGTCTGGATTGCGTCTGCGTATGTCATGTATGCCGGTGCCCAAGTGCGTTTCATGTACTCCTGATGTCCCTGGTAGAAGTCCTGTAGCCAAAAATCAAACTGCTGGGCATCACGGCGCGTCAGGAACTTTTCTGCAGCCCGCATTACCTCAGCTTCTTCGCGCTTGACAATGCGTGTTTCAATGTCAGAAAACAACCGCCGGAAAGACTTTGCGAGCTTTTGTCTTCCTGCGGCTGACCGCATGCCCCGCTCCTCATAGTCCAAAGGTATTGCCCTCGCGCTTGCCTGTTCCTGCGTTGGCTGCTGTGGTGGCGCACTCACGCTATCCGCCGGAACCATGTTCAGCGGCACCAGGTAGACTTTGCCCTGGCCGTCTGGTAGCGGGTTCATGTTTTCAAGCTCCCGGATGTCGTCGGCAGAGAGCCAGCCGTTCTGGCGGCCAACTGCGTAAGCATCGTAACGGCTCTTGATATCTCCGCGCAAAAGCCCGTCCACCAGGAATTCGGCGAAGTATGTGCTTTTCTCGGAGGGTAGGAACAAGTCACGCCTGATAGCCTGTTCCCAACGCACCAGCCAAGGTCTTATGGTGTGGATCACAAACTCGATTGACTGGTGCTCAATATTGCTGAATGTGGCCCGCTCCAGGTCACCTACCAAGTGTGGCGGCACTCGGAAGATGCGGCATATCTCGTTAAGCTGGAACTTCCTTGTTTCCAGAAACTGTGCATCTTCCGGTGGGATGCCTATTTTTTCAACACTCATGCCTTCTTCAAGAAGTAATATGCGGTGTGCCTTACCAAGGCCAGAATATTTTTCTGTCAGGTCCTGTTTCAGGTTTTTGTGGGCTTGGTCGCTCAGCTTACCGGGATGGCTCACGACCAACCCGGGATGTGTTCCGTTACCAAAGAACCTGGCGCCAAATTCTTCTGTCGCCAATGCCAGGCCTATAGCCTCCCTAACAGTACTGATAGGAGAGTACCCTATAATTCCGTCACCGCTCAGTGCACGGATATGGAAAACCTGGCTCTGCCGTAACCTGATAACCTGACCGTCAGGCAGTTGGTAGTCATACACAAGTTGACCGTTTTCGCGCTTGACAGACATCTTGTCAGGTCTGAGCGGCCACAGTTCCCTCACCCTTCCTGCGCCGTCTCGAACTATTTCGCAGTATGCGTTTCCCCACAAACACAGATGCCCCATGAGGGTTTCCCGCAACTCGAAGCTGGTCATCTCAGGATTAGGTTGGTCGTGCAGAATCGGATATAGATAAAAATCCGCGGCCCGTTCTTTGCCCCTGCCTTGTAGCCGTCGATAAACCGGCAGCGGCAAACTGGCAACTGTCTCCGCTATAACGCGAACACAGGCAAAAACTGCTGCAGACTGTAGCGCTTTGGCTGGGGTTACGTTTACCCCTGACACCGCCTTAGAACCAACCAGCGCATCTATAAGCCAGCTTTCAGGTTGTGCCAGGCCCGAACGTATTTCGATATACCGTTGCGTAAATGGTATTTTAACTTTCAACAACATCAACTCCCTTACAGGGCTACCAGGCCGCGTGATTCATATATGCTTACCTTATCTTCACCAAACCTGATTGCAACCGCCATGGCTATTATTAGAGCGACGGCAAGGTCAATCCGGTCAATTGACCTGTTTTTCATCGGTTTAATGTTTTCGTTGCCGTCTACGGCAACGTGAACATTCCCGAAGCACCACCTGGCCAGTGCGTTTTCTTCATGTTTCATTTGCCCTGACCGCATCAGCCGCTCTGTCTCTTTCATTGCAGGCGATAAGTGGGTCATGCTCTGCGGTATCTCGATGATTTCTACCCCGGCATCCATTAATCTTTGCGTCAACATCCGGCTGTTCCACGGGTCAGCGCCCATGGCTGCAAGCTTATATTGTTGCGTCATCTGCAAGATTCTGGACTCTATAAAGCCGTAATCAATCACGTTGCCAGGTGTGGCATGTAAATAACCCGCATTCACCCAGCGGTCATAAGGAACATGGTCTCTCTTGATGCGTTCTTTCATGTTTTCCTCAGGAATCCAGCCCTCAGAGAAAAAAAACCAATGGTCTAGGCCATCCTGCGGAGGAAACAACAAAACCAAACCTGTTAGGTCGGTTGTGGATGATAAGTCTAATCCGGCATAACATTTTTTGCCTATCAGATTGGCTTTATTCACTTCTTTATCAACTGTTGCATCCCACAGTGTAAGCGGGAGCCAGCCAACCTGTTTCAGGGATACCCATTGGTTCAGGCGGAGCCAGCGGAAAAGTTTTTCTTTAGCCGGGTCATTCCTTGCCCCAATGGCTTCCTGCCGGACGCTCTCAATGTCGATTGTTACGCCCAGAGATGGGTTAGCCATGTACCAGGTCTTTTCGTCGAAAATGTCAGCATCCTCTGGTGCGGCATATATTTTCACATACCAATACGGGTCATCTATCTCACCATCTCTGACCCGCCTGGCATACTCATGGACTTCCCAGCCGATGGACTTCCGGTCCGGATCGTCGCCAGCAGTAGTGATGATCCACCACAGCGGCTCCTTCCTGGCAGCCCCGGCTCCGAAGGTCATAACATCCCAAAGGTCACGGTTTGGTTGGGCGTGGAGCTCGTCAAATATTACAACAGTCGGGTTAATGCCGTGTTTGGTATAAGCCTCGGCGCTCAGGACCTTCAGAAATGTGCCGGTGCGCTTGTTCACGATCAACTTTTTGCTGTCAGTTATCTTGAACAGTTCCTGCAGGTCCTCATCCTGCTCTATCATTTGGCAAGCGGCATGATATACAAGCCCGGCCTGTTCTCGGTCAGCAGCGCAGCAGTATATCTGCCCGCCAGGGGCATCGAGGGCTAAGTGTTTCAAAGCCAGACCTGCGATGGTGGTAGTCTTGGCGTTCTTTTTGGGTATCTCCAGATACGCATACCGATACTGCCTAAGCCCGTTGTCATTGATGGTGCCATACACGTCCCAAAGTACTTGGTACTGCCAGTCTTGTAAAACAAAAGGCCGACCGTAAAAGTCATCAGTCAGCTTTAACATCTGCATAAACTCAATTGTTTCCAAGGCTCTGTCCTTATCGATTCTTGGCATTTACCTCGCCTGCCTTCGCTCCAGGAAAGCGGCCATTTTGGATTTTCCCTGCGTCTCATTGGGTTTCTTGGGCACCGCCCGGAGAGCACCGACTATAGTCATGACATTTTCTTTCTCAATGGAAAGAAGCATCTTGCGCTTATCCATCAGCCGCTTGTCGAGGCTCATCAGGTGATCATGGAGAGCCTCCTTCTGTTCCATGTATGTATTAGGTTCAATTTCACCGGCAGCCCGCATGTCCCGAAGCCCCTGAATATCAGCAAGCATCTGCTCCTTCAGTTTCTCAAATTGCTTGCACTCGGCCAGAAGCAGGCAGTAGCGGTTAATGACCGGTTCATAGAGAGCATCGTCATGCTGGATCTTTTTCAGCAGCTTCCTGACCCGGGAAAACTCCTTGTGGGCAACCGGGTCGTTCTTGACTTCGGGCCACTCCCGGAGGGAGATGCCTGTCAGGAGGGCCTTCTCTCCTTTTTCACGAGCTTCAAGTTCTGCCTTGGTTCGATGGCTTTTCTTTTCAGTTGCAATGACAGAAAAAGGTTTCGGCGGTCTACCTGGCATGATATCACCTCCCGAAAGTTTTGATTTTGGGAAAAAGTTTCGTACGAAGCCGCGCGCCCGGTCTCAGGCCGCAAGGCTCCAGAGATTTGACACCCCCTACCCCTGCTTGATGTTGCCAAACCCTCCGTTCTCCCTTGCCGTCTTGCGACTATGACAACTATGGCACAAAGCCTGGTGATTGTTTGGATCCCAGAATAATGGGTCATCAGGTCCGCTCACCGGAATAATATGGTCAGTATGCTTACTTGGCACTGTTTCGCCTTTCTTAAGGCATTCAACGCATAGTGGATTCTTTTTTCGATATCTGCGGGAATAAGCGTTCCATCTCGAATCATATCCCCGTTGTGCGGCCGTACCTCGCTGCTGGTCATATTGCTTCTGTTCCTGCCGCCCGTGCTTCTCGCACCTACCGCCCCGGCCAGCTTCAACTAACTCAGGGCAGCCCGGGTAATTACACGGTCTCTTTGGTCTGCTTGGCATGTTATCACCTGAAATATTCAGTGAAATTTGCTGAAGGTTTTATCCTTCCGGATATCGAATAATATAATTGGAATAAACAGGAAGGGGGTGGATTCTGTGGCTGACAAAGAGCTTTTCAAGCCCGGGGAAATTGTTCCCGATTCAGGTCAAGCTGAAATCCGCGGGCCAAGAGGCGGAGAAACTAGGTATGGAGAGCGAACTGTAACTAAAGGCGAACCGTTCCCGCCTACACCAGAACCTGGTCTTACTTACAAAATCGTAGATCAAACCAAGCATCGAAAAAAGTAAATATTCTCCCAGTTGAGCGCCCTTAGTGGCGCCTCTTTTTTATTAGTCAGTTATCCCTATTCCACCTTTTTGGCCTTGGCCATCTTTACCCAACCCTTTTCCTTTTTATTTTCTTCTCCTGTTCCCGGGCCCACATCATCTCTTTGAACTCGGCCCATTTCTCGCGTATCTCAATAAACTCTCTTGGTCCTACTTCTTCCACGTGCCAGATGTACTTGAACCGTTTTTTTATCCCGCCCATGCGCTGGGCACGTTCTATAGCCTGCATGATGTCCCCGGCCAGGATGGGTATGTAAACCGGCAGCCCTCGCCCGGCTCCGCAGTGGCCGAACAGGGCGCCTACTTTGTAGCGTTTGCGTTTCATGCGTTGCCCCGCCTCCGCTTTCCCCGGGCTTTACATATGCTCTTGATAGAGTCGGGAGTGATGTAAACGGAAGCGTTTGCTTTCCTGGCTGCGCCGAGCCCGAGCCAGTAATTCCATATAGCGTTGTTCCAGTTGGACTTAATCAGATCCTGGACCGTCATGTTCATGTTTATCACTCCAAACAAGAAGAGCAGCCCCTTTTCGACTGCTCTTCTGAATAACATATTATCACGGAAAAGGGTCTCAAAACTCTCATTTTTTTCTCAACTTACTTCCACCGCATTGGCCAGGCCCAATTCTACAGCTACCAGGAGGATAATCTCGTTTCGCCAGCGGTAAAATGTTGCGTCGCTAATGTTTAGCTCCATTGCTACCCCAGCATTGGCCAGCCGCTTTTCAAAATACTTTAGCTCTACCAGTCTGCGCCGGTCAGGGTCAAGGCTGTTTAAAACGCGGTCGATAGCGGCCACCGTCTGCTCCATCCTGGCCAGTCGCCGGTTGGTAACCAGACGCATAGTCTTTGACAGGGTCGGGTTGCTTACTCTATGGGTATTGCCGCCTACATCATCCAGAACCGGGGCCTCTTCGATGATGTCCTCCTTCAGTTCCTCAATGGCTTGTTTGGTTTGCGGGTAGTCGTACAGTTCCGCTTCAATGTACTTAAATACTGCTGACTTGATTTTCAACTGTTCATCACCCTCCTTCCGCTATATAAAGACAAAGAGGCCAGGGCACTCTCCGTGCCATGACCTCTCTGCGTTTCTATCCCGCCGGATATTCTTCAAGTAACTCTATCACTTTTTCGATTGCCTCTGTTGCTGTTTTACATGGCGGAGAATAGACCTCTATTTCAGCCTTGCCTCCCTTACCAAGTTTTTTTACAAACACCCTATAATCTTTACCTGCCAACCTATACAGCTTAAAACACCAGCTTTTTTTATCAGTGATTTCCTGTAACATTTCCCATACTTCTATAAAATCCAACCTGCTCTGCTCGGATATGTCTGATTGTAGACCTGCCTCTTTTATAAACTGATCGATTTCCCTATTTAAGCTATCTCTTTGCCTTTTCATTTCAACAAGTTTTTCTCTTGGGTCGCGTAACTCCCAATTACAAGACCCCCAAATAAATCTACCTTGTTCCTGTTGTTCTCGTAATTTTTGTGGTGAAAACCATAAACCCTGATATTTGCAATAAAACCACTTACCTTCTTTCTCTGCTTTTTCAAACAATGGTTCTAATTCTTTTAATATCTCTTCTCTATCAACCGTGTTGTTCATCACTCCCACCGTCCATTCCCTATGTATTCATCATGGGCAGGGCAGTTCTCCGGGAAAAACTGGCCTTCCTGGCCGCCGCAGGTTTTCCCCTGGTCAGTACATCCTTCGCATTGCTTGCACAACCAGGTCATGGCATTACCTCCCGTTTGCGCTTTTTTGGCGTTTCGGCTTCACACGTTGTTGAGCCTTCCTCTTTCCTCGGGCCACATTGAAATTCAATGCGCTTTTCAGCCGAATCGTATCCTTCCCTCGGCATAAAACTGGAATGGATTATCGGCTGGATAGCCGCACCTGCCGGCCAGGCGCCGGGCAAACCTCTCGGCATAGCAATTCCGGCACCCCTCGCTGACTTTGCTGCAGCCGGAGGTTGGGTTCCAAACCATATCGGTCCACTCTATCTTGGTTCCCGCCATATTTCTCGCCTCCATAAACCATGTTTTTCAGGTTTAGACTCCTGCTCGGCTAAACACTTTTTCAGGACTTGTGCCGTCTTTCCATGGCTTCAAGTGGTATACTTCACCCTCTGGCAGGATGGGTTGACCCTGCCTATTGAAAAACAGCCTCAGGTGCACTACGCCTTTGATATTTATGGCCGGCTCTCTCCAAAGCCATTGCAGCGCCATGGGATGCTGGTCAGCGAAAGCCAGTTCCGCCCAATGCTCTACTTCTTCCTGAGGTGGTTCCTCCAAGCCGAATGATTTCGCCCTGCGTCCCGCTTCATAGTCCAGCGGCGCCAATTCGTTGCGCTTATAATATTGCGGCCCGTGAGGTGTCATGATTCCTTGGATTGACAACCCTAGGTGTAGCGCCCGGTCATAATCCGAATTCTTCCACCAGCCACACGAATGCAGGCCAATTTCAAATGCTAACGTTACGCGAATGATGGCATCCGGACATGTAATGCCCGGCACATCAATCATACGCAGCGGCAGGGAGCGGATATGGCTTTCCATGGTGCCATCTACCGGATTGGCAAATGCATTAAACCTAATCCTTTGAACTATCGGGCGATACCGTTTTATACGCTCTTCCGCATTGCTCATGGACAATCTTCCTTTCATTCTGCAGTCCAGATTTATTTAAGGTTTTTGGTTTGCGGCCGGATATGTCCCAATCCCATAACCGGGAGTCGGAGCAAACACCTCTCTTCCTCCATGTGTGAAGGTAGCGAATTCCACGATGTGACCAGCCGCCTTCAAATCATCAACGAATTTCTCTGCCATCTTGTTTGCATCCTGAGGATAATCTTTATTGTGATGTGCTCCGGTTCCAATAATCGTGATAGCCCAGTTTCCCATAATAAAACCTCCCTTTTTATTGCCCTTGCCAATAGTAAAACTAGCCAATCTTTTCTTTAATTTCTTTAATAACTTGACGGTATTCCGCCAAATGCTCCTCGCCACCACTGAAGTTTGCAAAAGGATTTAAAGGACAGCGAAAAGCATGAAACTCCATGATATTTGCCGCTCTTTTGCACATTTTCCTCAACGCCATCTCTTCTTGTTCTGCGTTAACAAGAGCGGCTTTTAGGCGGACATTTTCGGTCTCCAATTCACACATCTTTGTGCACGATTGAATTAGTCCGCTATATCTGAATAACCAATAAGCAAAAGCGTAAACTTGGTCTTCTATTGGACCTATTTTTTCTCTTTTGGGAAGCCAGTCATTTTTCCATGCCTCAAGCGATTTTTCCATAACCTCTCGGACATCAGGACAAAAGAAAGTCAGTATAATCCCATCCGCTATTTGGATTTTGGCTTTCCCTAAACTCCCGCATTGGCGGCAGTAGAGGGGAAAGGGGTGGTGACTGACTGCTCCCGCCTCGTGGCGGCCGCATGTTTTGACATGCCAATGCCACTTTTAATAACACTGGTCCTCTTGTGCTGGTTGCGATTCCAAGCGCATGTTTTTTGCGGTATTTTTCTTCTAACCGATGGGCCATCCTAATTAGTTTTGAAGCCTTGACCCGGTTGTTTTCGACATGTGCCCAAACCGCCAGCTCCAGGGATTGGGTTGAATAGAACTCCTCAAATTCCATGGGTCAACCATCCATATTAGGGTTCGGGCATAAATTCTGGTCAAATGTCCCGGTCTGTCCCCGGCACCCGTTTTTGTAATCATCACACTGCTGACACTGGATGCATACCGCTTCACACATTGATGTTTCCCCCTTTCGGTTCCATGGAACGCTTCAAAAAATCTTTGCCCATGCAACATACTCTTTATCGTGCTTTTCTATGCGCTCCTCTGCTGTGGCAACATCAATTATATCTTTAAATAAACCCCATGATTCGCGTTCCTTCTCGGCGGCTTTTTGAGCCGCTGCTAATCGTCTGTTGTTTACTGCCCTTGGCTTTGGCTTAAAAACACATTTGGAAAATCTCACTTACTCTCCGCACCCCTCCCTCACAACGATTTCCGTCCTCGGATTCTTCCTGTCTACCTTTGCCACCGGTGACAACACCTTCGCATTCTGCCAGCTGTCGTCTGGTATTACCCCGGCCCTGGTTATTCCGTCAGTCAATGCCTTCCAACTCATATAGTTGTCCTGTGGGTCCCGGGGCCGGTTGTCCGGGAAGTAAAACGTCACCTGAACCACCGGTCGACTGAACACCGGCCGACCGGCCGCAAGGATAATGCCCCACATAATCTGCTCCCAACGCTCCTTTTCAGTCGCCACAACCGACCAATGCCACTGTTTACGCTGGTTTAGTGATACCGGCAGTTCATGAATCACAATAGTGAGCACTCCGTTTTCGTATATTGCATAGTCCTGCCGGTGGTTGGTGCGGAGCTTGGGCCCCGAATTGACTTTGACTTTGTATTTCCCATCCATTAGGTCCCGGAACTCCTCCGCTGAAATGCGGTCCCGGTTGAAGCCTGGAGGGAGCTTTATGTTGTAGTTAAGCATCAATCATCATCTTCCCAAATCAAACC